CTTAGCACAAACAGCAAATCCAACTGTTGTGTGGCTAGGATAATTAATTGTCTCTCTCACAAAAGGCTTAGGTGGCTTTAGCATACCACGAAGATGCTCTGGAACTTCTTTAGCTTTGGCGTAAGGCTTTATGCCTTTTTTCCAACTCTGTTTCGACTTTTGAGAAGTGTAAAGAATTCCCATCACTACCTCCATAATGTAAACTTCAATCTTACTACATAACTGGTGATTCTGTCAAGGACTTTTTTGTTCGTGACTTTTTTTCTACCTTAGAAGGTTCCGGTTTAGGAGGCGGAGCAGGTAAAAGACCAGGGTATGCTTCCATAATTAATTCATGTGTGAGAGAGGGATATTTTGTCTCTAACTTACGGTCTTTGATTAGACAAATAATATCTGCCTCGGTGTGATGAAGACCCTCAAGCATTCCAACAAAAAGAGCTTCTTTCCTAAGTTGAGAAAGATTAGGATCTGTATTGTTTACCCAAATGTATAATCTTTTAAGTTCGACTTGAAGGGTAGTTTGTTGGTAACCCATTGGTCTATCAGTAATTTTATTATATGGAGGTTCACCCTCTGGAAGATTAAATTTTAAATTGTGATCAAAATTTAACCTAAACATAGTTCTAACAACATCGTTGTTAAACTGCCTAAGCCAATTTAATTTACTTTCTTTTGTGGGTTGTTTTTCAATTATGTCAAAAAGTTCTGATACAAGATATTGCATGTCTAAAAGTCCTCAAGTGATTCCATTAGATTTTTCATTTTATGCTTAATGAAATAATCTAATATTAAAGATCGATCTCTAAGTTGGTGAATATGATATGTATTTATAATTGATTGTTCAATATCGCTAGGAATCATTGAGAGGTCGATAAGTTTTTTGTTTCGATCAAAATTCTTAGTAAAGATTACGTCTGATGGAATAGTTGAGTTATCATTCCACCACATTTCCATCTTTTTAGATTGTATTGGTTTTTGTCTTTGATTTGTAATAATAGAATCATCACTAGTAAGAACATTTGGTACACCATCACCCTTATCGCCTTTAATTATGTGTTCAAACAAAAATTGTTGTGGTGTTGTTTCACACTTAATTTGTTTCTTAGTAATTGGAGACCATTGCTTAACATTAGGATATTTTTGCAATTGAACAAAATCGTGGTCACCTGAAACTATCATTACCGGTTCAGTGGTGTGTTTGCAGAGAGTAGCAATAATGTCATCTGCTTCTGCTTTTTCTACTTCAATTACTCTATACGGAAAGAATTCCTTTAGTTCTGCTTTAATGGTATTGATAGCATCAAAGATAGCGTTCCAATTGTAGCCAGAATCCTCTCTAGCTTTTTTTCTGTTTGCTTTGTAGTAAGGAAAGATATCTTTACGCCAATACCGTTTGTTATCACAAGCTATAACAAGCTCTCCGTATTCTTCTTTAAAGTTTACGTGATAGCTTCTGATAGTGTTGATCACCATGTGGCGAAGTAAATTAATTTCAACCTCTACGTCTTTTCGGCCATTAAGTTCGGCCATGAGGTTGGAGATGATGGTTTGGCTGTAGTCAACTATAATCATAATGAACCTATCTTATAACAACTGACTACAAAAATCAACTGTTACTTTTTCTTTTTCTTAAATACTTTTTCTAGTATTTCTCTTGGAATTTCTGTTGTTTTTCCCATATCAAAAATTTTGTCTTTATCAACCATAACTTTAGATTTATCTAATTTAAGTTTAGATAGTTTATCACGTGATAGGGTTCTTTTTGAAGACTTGTATCTATTATATAGTTTTAACTCTCTATTAGCAGCAACAAGCAAAATAATAGCGAGTGGATCAAAAACAAAAACAATAGTTATAATTACTGCTCTGGCTGCTTTTTCAATTGAGTCTTTTTCGTCTTTGCCGTAGATAAGATCTGCGACATACTTAATAGGTCCGACTTCAGCTTCAATACGTGCGGACTCTTGTCGAATGGGGGTGAGCTCAGTATTGAGAGTCTTAATACGCTCAGACGAAGCCCTAATCGAGCTATTAAGATTCTCACGTTCCCTTCTTTGCGCATTGCGAATATTGTAACCATCCTTTGCATCGGCCTGAGAAACAAGTCCATTAAGTATATCAATACTTCTTTGAGCATTTCTAATATTATCTTCTTCACCTTTAATTTCCCTTTCTAAATTACTTAGCACCACACTTGAGTCACTAAAAGAAAACTTTTGATCGATGTGAGACTTAGACAAATAACCAAAAATACCCATTGAGGTTATGAACGAAAGTATAATAACAGCAAACGTAAAATAATACTTTAGAGCTTTGGGTGCATTAATCCAATTTCTATAAAGCCAAGAGGCAGCAACTAGCTTTCCTAGCTCTAGAGCTATACCCATAATAACGATTGATAACCCTGCAGTTGGGAATAATGTTATAAGTCCAGTAATAGCATAAAATGCTGCTACTGACGAAAGAGTCAAGGCAGAAAGAAAAAGTACACCAATAAAGATCATAATTTGTTTAAGTGGGATCTGCTTACTTTAACCATAATCCAACTATTATACCACTCCTCTTTATTTTCTAAAACAGCTTTTTGAAATTGTTCCTTTGCTTCCAAATAATTTGTAGTACCTTTACTTTTACATAAGTGAATAATTTCACGAGTAAAATTTTCTTCACCCAAAGTAGCAACATCAGCTTTTAACTCCTCTGAAGAACTCCAATAAGTTTTCCAATCAGACTCTGCTTTGTATCTTTTTCTAACTTTTTTAACTTGTTTTCGTTTTGTAGACCAAAAAAACTTTTTACCAATGTACTTTTTTCCACTTAGTTTATTAGTAATTAAATAAACAAATCCGTAATTGTCGCCAGGATCTAAGAAAGGTTCATTGTTGTAGAGCCATGTCATTCTTCCTCCTCTTCATCGTGGTCTTCGTCATCGACTTGTGCACCACAAAATGGACAGAAATTTACTTCATAATATTCTTCATCTAATTTATGTGATATTTTAAACTCTGCATCACAATTATCACATTCATATGTTCTACGCATTTACTTGATTTACCTCCACGTTGCATTTCTTTAAAAACTCTAGACCAGAATGATCCCTATAAAAATTCTTGAAGTATACTTTTTTTATACCTGAAGTAAAGATTAATTTTGAGCACTCCACACAAGGCGCGTGAGTAATAAACATAGTTGAATCTTCCCCTGACTCCTGGCTTTTAGCTAATTTAGCTATTGCATTTGCTTCAGCATGAATTACTTCTGATTTAGTTTTTGTAATTGAATCTCCATCTTGATAATATTCAACGTACTCACAACTGTTATCCCAACCCGCTGGAGTACCGTTATATCCAATGCTAATGATGCGATCATCTTTTACAACGATCGCACCAACCTTCAATCTTTTAGCATATGAAAGGTTGGCAAATACTTCAGCTGCCTCCATGTATGCTTTTACAAACTTTTCTTTCAAGCAGCTTTACCCCAAACATCATCCCAAGTGCCAGATAAAGAACCTTTAGCATAGTCTGTTGCTCTATTTTCAAAGAAGTTTGTGTGGATGGGACTATTAATCATCTCTTCAACCCAAGGCAAAGGATTCTTCTTACGCTTAAAGATCCCTTTCATACCCATAGAAATTAATCTTCTATCAGCAATGTATCTTATGTATTCTTTAACTTCGTCAGATGTAAGACCTTCCATTGCATTGGTGTTAAATGCTAAATCAATAAATTTATCTTCTAATTCAACCATCTTTTCAGCAATTTTGTAGATGGAGGATTTGAGATCATCGTTCCAAATCTCTTTATTTTCTTCAATGTAAGTTCTAAAGAGTTTAATCATTCCTTCACAGTGTTGAGTTTCATCAACTATAGACCACGTAACAATTTGACCCATTCCTTTCATCTTACCATGACGAGGAAAGTTTAAGAGCATAATAAAGGAAGAGAATAATTGCATGCCTTCTGTAAATGCACTAAAAGCAGCAATATGAGCAGCAGTAGATTCTGCAGTACCATTCTTATTTGATAGCTCCATAATGTATTCGTGCTTCTCTCTCATCTCTTGATATTCTAAGAACTGATTGTAGGTAGTATCTGGCAAACCAAGAGTTTCTATTAAGTGGCTGTAAGCTGCTATGTGTAATGCTTCTCTTGCTGCAAATCCAAGCAACATCATTCTTACTTCGGGCTGAGCAAAATATGGTAAATAATTTTTTACATAGGCACCTGCTACGTCTATGTCGCCTTGTGTAAAAAATCTAAAAATATTAGTTAGAAAAAGTTTCTCTTCTTCAGTTAGTTTCTTTTTCCAATCCTTTACGTCTTCTAGCATTGGTACTTCTGTATGCATCCAATGGCTTTGCTCGTGCTTGATCCAAGCATCATAAGCCCAAGGATAATTGAAGGGCTTAAATGAGTCTCTGTTTTGTAGTAAAGTGTAGTCGTGTTTTTTCATGATTGTTCCTAAAGTTTATTAAGTTAAATTAAAATCATCTAAACTATAGAGATACAAAACCTTTATTTGTTCTGGTAAGTATTTGTCTAGTGCAGGTTCAGTTTTATTAGCGACATGTTTTTTGTTTAATACACAAAAAGCTCTATCAAGAATATTAGTTAATTTTAAATTTATTAAAACATTGAACGCTTTGTTTAAAGAGGCTGTTGAACTACACAAATCGTCTATCAACAAAATTGGTTTATCACTCACTCTTCCCTCAATCCAATTAAACAAACCATAATCCTTTTGGTTTTTACGAATTGAAAAAGCATTTATGTTTAAACCATATTTTGCAGCTACCAACGGTATGCCGGCAAGCATTGGTGTTGAAGCTGTTTCCATTCCTGCTATTTGAAAATCAAACGTCTGATATTCGTCGTAAACTTTTTGTAAGAACATCTCAGATACCGCAGTTAAAATTTCGTGATTAAACAGTCCGCGTCTTAGATAAAATTGCCATCTGTAAAAAGTATTTGGTTCTTTACCAATTAGGAGTTGTTCTCCTGGTGCAACTCTATAAATGCAAAACTCATCAATAAAGTCTCTAACCAACTGCAATTTAACATTATATTCGTCCCGCGTCAAAATCATTTATTATTCACACCAAGAAGATTTCTTCTCGCCTCTGTAAGGTCTAGCATGACCGTTAGCTATTAATTGTTCGGAAAGTCTTTTGCCATCAAGAATAACATCACCTAAGACTCTGCCACCATATTTGTCGTGAGATTGAATTTCAATCTGCGTGACTCTTGCTTTTTTTACTGCTTGTTTTGTAAACTCAGATGCAGCAGCTGCTGCTTTTGCTTCTTTATCACATGCAGCTCTGGGTGCTTTTTCTGGTGTATCAACACCAAGCACTCGAATAGATAGTTCTGGTTTAAGTGGTGCTGGCATAAAGTCAGCTCTGAAACCAACTGTGTCACCATCAATAACTCTTGTAATTTGCCAGTTATAGGGGTTGGCTATTGCTGTTGTTGAAACTAAAAACATTACTGCTGCTATTGCATTTTTCATTTCTATCCTTCGCAAGCTAAACAAGTTTCTCCCTCGACTATTGCTTTCATGTCGAGCTCCTTAATTACTTCTCGTTCAATTTTCTTAGCTACTTTATCTGCCTTACCAATTTTTTCTGAACGGCAATAGTACAAAGTCTTAAGGCCTGACTTCCACGCAAGGAAATGCACTGCGTGTAAATACTTTACATTAACGTCTGGTCGAAAAAAGAGGTTAACGGATTGCGCTTGGTCAATGTAATTCTGTCTGTTAGCTGCGTGCTCCACCAACCATCTTTGGTCAATCTCCATACTCGTTTTGAATACGTCCTTTTGCCACTCATCGAGCATGTCGAGATGTTGAACTGATCCATCGTTTGCAATAATACTTGACCAGATATCTTGGTAATTGAGTTTTGAGTCATTCTCACACTTCTCCTTTATAATGCTGTCGAGATAACGATTCTTGTTTAGGTAAGATCCGGAAAGTGTGTCTTGTCTGTATGCATTAGCACGATAGGGCTCAATGCTTGGACTCGTGTTGCCCATAATAATACTACTAGATGCATTTGGTGCTATCGCCATAACGTGAGAAAAGCGTTGCCCTGTTCCCTCTGCATCTGGTGCTTCTCCTCTTTCTTTACCAAGATAGATATTAGCTTGATCTAAATAAGCTCTTATGTGTTTGAAGATCTTGTGGTTTGCAGACGTTGCCAAAGCACTTTCCCACGGAATATTATTACGTTGTAGATAAGCATGCCAACCAAGAGCGCCCACACCAATGCTGCGCTCTTGCTTAGCAGAGTACCTGGCTCTGCTGATAGCATCAGGAGCATTATCAATAAAGTACTGAAGAACATTATCAAGCATCTCCGCGATGTCGCGAAGAAATAATTTATTGTCTTTCCAATCATCAAAGTACTCCAAGTTAACTGAGCTCAAACAACAGACTGCTGTTCTTTGTTTATCTGTAGGCAAAATAATTTCTGAGCAAAGATTGGACTGTTTAATCTGTAGTCCTTTTTTCTTTAAAAACTCTGGCATTGCTTTATTGCTTGTATCAATAAAATGTAAGTACGGCTCACCTGTCTGCATTCTTATATCTAATATTCGTTGCCACAGCTCTCTTGCTGGTATTTTATCTCTCACCTCACCGTTATGGGGATCTTTAAGTTCCCAAGTATCATCAGCATCCTTATCTAACATACAACGCTCAATCAACTCCATAAAATCATTAGTGATGTTTATGCCGTGATGTAAGTTTTGTGTCCTCATGTTGGGATCACCAGTTGGTTTTCTCATCTCAAGAAAAATAAGGATATCAGGATGAGAAATGCCCAGATAAGCGGCATAAGAACCTCTACGCGTTCTCCCTTGTCTATAAGCCAAGCTAGAAGCATCGTAAGTACGAAGATGAGGCATAACCCCGACAGATTTATCATCAGCTGAACGAATCCCAATACCAATTCCAACTCCACCCCCCAGCATAGACAACCAGTTTACTTCTGCAAGTGTGTTGACCAACCCTTCCGCAGAATCATCGAGATATGGCAAAAAACAAGAAATAGGAAGACCACGCTGAGACCGACCAAAGCTAAGAATGGGAGTACTATAAGATAACCAATGCTTACTAGAATAATCGTAGAGGCGCTGGGCATGTTCTTGATTGGAACTAAACGATTTCGATACATATGCAAATCTTTCTTGTGGTGAGGATTCACTCTCTTTCATGTATGATTCTTGTAGTCTTTTAATTCCGAGCGCATCAAACAACTTGTCTCGTGAATAGTCTACCTCAATACCATGGACTACACCTGGTGTCATATATTACTCCAATGATTACTTGTTATTTTTATTGTCTACTTGTTTATCTTGATTTTCATAGTACTGCTTATATTGCTGTATAATAATTCTTTGTGTGTTGATAAAGTTTCTCAGTTCAGCAATCATAATAGCTAGTTTTTCATAGCCTTGATCTGTTAATGCAAATAAAACAACGTCTTCATTTTCTTCCTTTACTCTTGGCCAAACTTCACTAGAGTTTTCTGGTGTTATAATTATCCACTTTGGACTTTGTAAGTCAAGTGGTTTTGGCTCAGGTAAATTGAGTTTTGTTCTCTCTTCAGCCTTCTTAACTACCTCTAATGGTTTTGGCTTATCTCCCCAAAGACCAGAGAGACTAGCACAACCACTAAGGCTTATAGTTAGGATTGATAAGGCTAGGACATTCTTTATTAATTTCAGATGCTGTCTTTGCATTTCTTTCTTCAAGTGTTAGTTGTGCACCAGAGGCAACCTCCAAGCAACGAATAGCGTTTATTGTTCCTCGGTTAATTGCTCTCTCAATACCGGTTGGGTTTGAAATAGCTATTTTGCCAATATCTCTAGATGAGCCATCAGCGTTGGTATTAAATCTATTTTGTAAGGAATTTAAATCTTTGTTTTGTGACTGAATTGTTGAAGCTAATTGTTGGTTTGCTTCTTGGATCATACCAACATCTTTTTTTATTTGATCAATTACTTCTCTTTGTACATCTACAGCGTCTACAAGTTTTTTGTTATTTTCCTCTGATATTGCTAGCTGCTCTCTCATACCCGTGACATACCAAAGGGCACCCCCAACTAGCAAAACAATTATGAGAATAATGATTAATCTAACTGTACTAAACATGAATTATTTATTCTCTAATAAAGTTTGCATCATTGGAAAAATACGTGCTATAACTTTAGCACATTCTTTAGATACTTCAATGTGTTCTTTTTGAGTACCATTGGCTGATCGTAATTGTATATAGTGAATCCAACTTCTCAAGGTTCCATTCATATACAACCTAGATTCAGTAGCACCTTCTGGCAACACTGCTCTTGCTTGCTCTTTGGCAATACCATTTGCTATTGCCCAACTGTATGCGTTTTTGGCACTCTTAATTACCTGTTGTTGCATTTCAATCCAAACCTTTGAAAGCTCTCTTTCATCTGGATTTGACATATCTAAATTAACACTGTTCTGTCTATTTTTAGAATCCTGCAGCCTTGCTTCCTTGTAACTAAAGTTTAACTCTTTAATTGGATCAGCATAGCGTTGTGAAAATTCTTGAAAACTAAATGAACGGTGTCTTAGAATCTGTCTTGCAATGTCTCTAGTTGTAGTAATTTCTAAACACACTGATACCATCTCTAAAGGTGACCAGTGCTGATTGTTAATTAAATACTTTATTAGTTTTTCCGAAGTGTCAGAATTAAATTGGTTAGATGGGTTTGACACCCTTGCACAATAAGCTACTAAATCTTGTAAATCTTTTAGTGTTGTAAAATCTTCTGCGGGTTGAGAATAACTAACAAGTCTTACGTTCACACCATCTCCTTAAACTCTTTTCCATCCAGCATATTTTACTTCTGCTTCTAACCCTGAAAAAATATTCTTCTTAATAATTGTCTTTACATCTCGGCCAGCTACAACCATTTCATTTATGTCTTTCTCACCAATGCTCTGAGGCCAAATTACTACCCTAAATCCATCTTTAATTGTTTTGTAAATAATTTTGCACACTTCTTTGTTTCTTGGTTGATTATCAAACACAACTACTAGTTTGTTCTTGGACAACGAAGAAAGATTAATTTTACCTAGTGAAGTACCAGCTATAGCAATGCAATTATCAAGGAATAAGCTGTCTATAGGTCCTTCTACTACATAGACGTCTTTATTTTTATCAACCGCTTCTAGGCCGTAAATAAGAGGTTTATCCTCTGCTATTTTTACGGTAATGTATCTAAGCGCTTCGCCTCTAATTGCTCTACAAGTTACTGCAGTTATTGTACCACTCTCATCGTGAAACGGAAATACTATTCTTGGCTCTTCTGTAGTAATACTAGCTTTGTACTTATCATTTAACTGTACTATATTTTTTATGTTATTAATAAAATATATTTGATTTAATCTTTGCTGAGGAATCTTTCTATTAAAACAAAATTGAACCGCCTCGTGATCTGTAGAAAGAGTATCTAATCTTTTAAGTATATTTTTGAGTAACTTTTCTTCTGGCTTTTTAAAGTGTGGTTGTTCAAATACTATTTCTGGTTTGGTATTGCTTAGTGGTTTGTTTTCAGCATAGCTTTCAAAACTATATTGATTGTAAAGCAGCTGATCCAAATTTTTTAAGAATGTAGAAAAATACATTGAAGCATCACAATTAAAACACTTATACATCAACCGATCTTTGTTTGAATAAAAATATCCTCTAGCTTTGTTACTTTTCTTTGTAGAGTCGCCACAGATGATACAGCGGCAATTAAACGATCCACCTTTCTTTTTAAACAAAGGTAGTCTATTGCTAATTAACGAAAGATATTTTTGATCTAAGAAAAGTGACATAGTAAAAAGCCTTCTTCAGACTTATAACTATAGCACTTTATTTGGAGTTTTACAACTAGAAAAAGTTCTCTAACTTAATGTGAGCTAAAATATAACCAAATACTAACGCTGCACCCATTATCATCCAACGCCATTTTTCAATTGTATCTATTCTACTGTTAAGATCTTTACTATATTCAACTGACGAAATACTGTGCTCTTCAATCTTTTGAATTATTTTTTCTTGTTTAGATTCAAAGTCAGTACGAAGGTCATCTCTCAAGTCACTAATTCTCGAATGCAAAGTAGCATAATTGTTATCTATTTTAGTCTCTAACTTTTCAACGCTTGTAGAGATATAAGCCACGTTATTTTCTAAAACAGATAAACGGGCTTTTGTCTCAGCTGAGCCATTAGACCTATTGCTTTGTGCTGCTTCCATTAGGTTTATTTTTTCTTTGTGTTCTGGTCTTAACTGCAGCCTTAGTTTGTTTAACAACAACTTTCACGTCTTCCACGTTTACTTTGCCATCATTGTTCACATCGAATGTTTTTTTGCCATTAGCTGTGACATTTTTAAAAATAAGAAAAGCTACAACAAGAACTGCTACAACAATAATAATAATTTCCATGACTATCTCCTGAACATTTTGTTTTTACGTTTATAACTTTTTTGAGCCTTTACACTAACCGGAGGTTGGTCTGGGGGCAAGCCAGCAATGCCAGGTGTACCAGCATTATTGGCTGGTATTTCTTCACCCAAAAATTGTTTAAAAGTAAGTGTATAGTTTTCATTTAAGAATTCTTCTACAACTAACTTTTCATTACTTATATCAGTATTTAGTTTTTGGAGATATAGATCTTCAAGATCAATAGGTTCTTTGTTAAGTTCTACTTGTTCTTTTACAAGAGCTAGTGCAGCAGCATATGAAGCTAACTTCTTATTCTCAATAGGAACCTTCTCAATTATTTTTTTTAATCTAAACACCATCCTATGAAGAATGGTGTATGCGTCTCGCTCATCGACACTATTAAGCTGAGACATTCTTTTTAATTCTTTACCCTTAGCATCAATGATACCCATCTGATAAGCATCAGTCTGATTGAAGGGAGTTGTCAGCAATTTTAAAATTCTTAAAGCTATGACAGAATCTATAAAACGACCCATTTTAAATATTTCCTAAAGATTCCAACACTTGTTGATCTTGTTCTATTAATAGATTATCTGGTGGCATTAAGTTTAAAAACAACAGAAAAGATTTTAATTGTGGCCAGCTTACTTCATCCACTTTAAAAAACAACATTGATACAGTAGCACTACCAAATAAATTGTTTAATACAACTATATGATTGAGTATTAGTCTTTCTTTAATTTGAGAGCCTGGCTTATACTTTTTAAATAACTTTTTAAGATAGCTAAACCTCTTTAAGTCATCCTTGAATTCTGTTAACCCTTTACAGCTTGGATTATCATAATGTTTCATAGCGTATAAGACAAAGTTGTCTTCAGTCAATTCATATACCATTTCAATATGTTACGTTTGCCGTACCTCCAACAACAAACCACTTACTATTGGTAAACAATAAAGTAGAGGTATCTCCAACATTATTAAATGTAACTGTAGCATTGCCTGCAACATTTGAAGTGGCTAAAGTATAGGCGCCACCTGCAGTAGCAGTCATAATTAAGTATTTTTTTTGACCCTGTGAACCAGTTGGAATTTGAAGTGTGCCACCAATAGCATCAGCTGACAGATGTGTGATTGGAGTGGTAATTGACACAATGCCAGGAGAGCCAAGTGTCTGAGGCGTACCTCCAACAAAAATATTACCAGTAAAAGTTGGATTAGAAATGTTGCCAAATAAATTGGCTACACTAATTTTCTTGCTGGTATTGGTTTGTACAATGTAAAAAACATCGCTACCCCCAGCGGAGGTAGCAGATGTTAGGTCAGATACTTTTGCATCAGCCATTAATTACCGTCAGGCAAACCACCAGCATTACGAACTTGAGGGAATGTGGCGTCATCACTTGCATCATTAAATATATGCAAGTTGCTAGTAGAGTTGGCATTAAAGTTTTTAGACATCGCAACTAAAACTTCGCCTTTAATCCTCGAAACGCCGTTGGCGGAATATTGAAAAACGTGAACCCAACCAGTGTGGCAGACTGCATTTGCATTAGCACTTGGAGAGCCAGCTACGTTTGCCATTTCGTCTCTATCAACACCAAACACTCTTTGAATTGTATAGGTGTTAGCAGAGAGTGCAATGTTAGAAATATATTTTGGACCTTGCTGAACAAAAGCCGAACCACTAAGACTTGCAGAAGCATCGTCTGTCAAATGGATCAAGACGTTAGAATTAACGCTATAAACTTGATATTTTTTGCCACCAACAATAAAATAATCACCAGGTTTAACTTCACTTAAGAAAACTGTGGCGTTACCAGATGCGTTTGATACGGCTGAAGATCCAGCTGTAACAGTAACGTTTGCTGTTAGCTGGACATTGTCTCTATTTCCCCATGAGGACATTTAATTCTCCTTTTAATTCTTTTAAGAGCGTTTTACAGTTCCATGGTGTATAAACTTCGTAACAACACCGCTATCTTTATCAATTACTGTGAATTCAACGCCTGGTTTGTCTGTTTCTCCAGTATATTTAGGCAAACTGACATCGTGACCTTCACTAACAAAGGATTGAATTTTCTCTTGAATGTTAGATATAGCAAAAGAACCAATAATTAAGCTATCATCTTGTTCACTAAAAAACTGGTCTGCTATTTTTACAGCTTCATTTTCGTCCAACATTTTAGCAGCATTGAGATAGTCTGTATATGAGAAAGACTCTGGTAAAGTGATTTTAAATGATTTGTGAGAAATAATTGTATAATCCACTTCTTCCTTCATTTTAATTTTGTGGCCCATATCTGACAAATCATCTAGATTGGTATCATTTAAATGCTCGCCAACCTTGACACCAGAAACTTTTGCTCCAACTTTATGAACTTCATAGGCTGGTAATCCCCCAACTTTTTTGCCAGGAACAGATCTAACGTGAACGGCCATTGGATGGTCCGCTGCTTCTTCAATACTGGGTTGTTTTATTTCTTGAAGCTCAACCAATTCTTCTTCTTTAGTTTCTTCTTGATGCTTTCCACGAAGAATGTTTAATGCTGCTTGTTCGTAAGATTTCATTTCTTTTCCTTAATCCATTTTGCTAACTGGTGTGTTGCTCCAGTATTTACACGACCAATACCTGGCTTTGGTTTTTGGACCAGGATTGTCGCAGTTATGTCTTGCTCTAAAACTTTTTTTGCGTTCTGGGTTATCTCTCTTAATAGAAAGATTAGGATCACCAAAACTTACCTTAATTGTATTACCTTTTTCGTTCTTAACATAAACAGCTCTTTTCTTTGGACCACTAGGGGTAAGGAAAGGCTTATTTAATCTTTTACCTTCATTTTCTTCACTAAAGCTTTTCCAGCTGCCACCCTTTGATTTATACCACTTAGCAGCCCACCCATTAGCATAAGCAGAAGGATATACATCAAACTTTGATTTTGCCAAAGCCTTAGCTCTTGACCAAAGCTCTGGGTTAGTTGGTTTATTGGCTTCGTCTAAAATATTAATAAACTGTTTAAAGGATTCTGTTTTTACCATAACTGGTTTCTCGCCCTTGCCTGATCTATCTGCTTTTGGATCTTCTCTTCTTTTTCTTTTAGCGGCAGCTGCTCTGTCGTCCTTGGACATTGCACGTGCTTTGGCTAGAGGCAAACATTTTGGCTTACCTTCCCCGGGTTCTCTAGCGCATGGACCTAAAATCTTACCTTTTGTACTCATTCTCACCCAATTGCCTTCTGGATGAGTCTTACTAAACCATTTTCTTAAATCTTCTTTAAGCACGGTATTTATTTTTTTCTAGTTCTATAACTAGCTAAACGTTTTTGCTCTATTGACCTAATCTTTGGAATCATTCTTTGAGCAAGAGTGTTTTGAATAACTTTTAGCCTAGCAACCTGCTGCTCAATACGATCTTTTTCAGAAGCAGAAAGGGTGGATTTATCTCTGCCCTTCAGGAATCTCTTGTAAAGAGCTCTTCTTGCTGACAGCTTTGCTCTTCTTTGTAAAGTAGCCATATCAGAGGCTCTTCTTAGTTTAATTCCTTTTGCAATACCTCTTCTACCTTTAAATCGTGCAAATGCTTGTCGTTTTTTAATTCTAGCTTGTACAGATAGAGCTTCATCTATTTCTTCTGTTTCATCATCAACTAATTCATCATCATTGTAGAGATCTATTATATCTTCCCAATCCATCTCTTCAATCATTTTGTCTATTTCTTCATCGGAGATATCATCTTGTTTATTTTCTTCCTCTTCACGCAAATCACTATCAATTGTATTGTAGGTTTTACCTTTCATAATAAAAGAATTAACTCTTGCCATCCCCCACTGTTGTGGATTGGTGCCTGGTCTGTGGTTTTCTTTCCACTCCGCTAATCCTCTAACAAACACCTTTGTAAGAACATTAAGAGACACTTCTGATTGTTCAGCTTTGTTTATCAAACCTTTGCTAGAAGACTCATCAATTTTATACGATTCATATGTCATAGCACCTGGTAAAGGTTGTCTTACAGCAGGATTAGCTAGCTTAGCCATTACATCTATATGGCTTTGAATGTAACTATGCTCGTAAAGAACACCAAGCAATTCTAAAGACTGAACTGCTCTTTTTACAAAATAGTTGAAATCAACTATCATGTTTGGTGTTGCTTTATTATTTGCAACTGCAATCTTCTCTACACCGAGATAGCCATCAGTGGCTTCAATAGCAGCTTTCAGTAGCTCTCTTTGCTTAACCATTGGCGATACATCAAGAGTTAGCGGATAAAACATAAACATAACGCCAGCGTTTGCATCTTCAATGTTCTTACTAAAAGCAGCCACTGCTCCAGGGCACATATCGAAGTTTTTTGTTACGATAGCATCATACTCAACTTGAGTTTCTTCCCCAAGCAGCTTTTGTTTGCTAATTAAAAGAACTGGAATTTGTCCTTCACCAATTTTTTTAAGTTTGGCTTTAAACTTAGGTGGTGTTGATTGCATCTTATTTTTTATATCCACTTCTGGTGCTGTGCCCTCTGGTTCAGAAATTTTTAAAAAACTATCTACTGATTCACTTACTGATTTAATATGTTTAGCAATTTCTTCTGCGTGAGGATGAAGGGCTTTTGGAAGACCAGACTTAAATTTTTCCATATTGCCTGATCTAGCATGACTTCTCAATTTAGTGCCAGACATTCCTTCGGCGCCTTCTGCATCTGGATCTCTTTGTCCAGCAGAAACCACCTTAATAGATTTAAAATTATAATGACCATGTTTGCCACTAACATTATTGTACTTTTTAAGAGCTTTATCGTACTCATCCACTCTATCGCTTCCAGCAACTACCACTAAATGTTTGTGGCCAGCAGCATGCAGTTTAGCCGCATGGTGAAAAATTGAAGGATGCTCTTTTGAAGAACCAGAAACAGTAACCCCTTTAGGAGCTACTTTTTTTAAAAAACCAATTTTTTTATGCTGTGGTAAAGGGTTGCTACTACTTCCTTCTGAATGAGAAGCTATAATGTGTGCTTCTCCATTGTGTTTTTGTGCAACTTCGTGAACTTTATTAATTAATTTTTCATGGCCAACAGTCGGAGGATTATAGCGACCAAAAGCCATAACGGCAGTTGATCCTTGCTCTTCGCTAATGTAATTTTTAAAGTCCATTTGCTATTTATCTTTTTCCTTGCGTCATGTTTATTCGCCAGTGAGCAAGCTGTTTTTGTCTAGGAGTAGCGGTGTCAGAAGATCTAATTTTTTTGAGCTGAGTAATAGATTTACCTTTTAACCCGTGTCTAGCCATATCACCTTTATCTTCAGGATTTTTACCATCCAAAAAGTTTTCTCTAAGTTGTTTAAAAGTGATCACAGAGCAACCTCTGTCACAGTTAAAATTACAGGTGGAATATTTGGAGAATACACTGGAACAGCAGGTGAAGCTATTTGAGCTGATATATCACTTACACCAAAAAATATTTCAACATACTCGTTAGCATTTAAACTAACAATATAATTTAAATATGTAACTAAGTGTGTGCCGTTGCCAACTAAAGTAAACACAGATGATGAATCTGGAATGTTAACACCATTCTTTTTTGGAAAAATATAAATGTCTTTAGAAGCAGCATTAGTAGATGAAAATTGTATTGAAAATTGTATGTTGTAAAGACCAGAATTAAGAGCTTTGATTCTAGTATTGTTTTCTATTACAAAACCACTAGAAAATTCTGTTTTATTTAAAGTAACAGCAAAAGCAGAGGTAGTGTTTGCAGCTGTTTGTGGTTGTGTAGACACAAAGGAGCCGTAAAAAAGTCTAGGAAAAATTGTTGGTCTAACGAGTATCGAGCCATCAGTTACACCTGAGTTTGTAACTGATGCAATTGCCATAGCTACATTTGGGGCTGTTGGTTTATTTTTAGTAAAATTTCCTGGGTATGTTGGGTTTGCCCATAAAATATCACCCTCTGACCAAACCTCACCAACCGCATTACCAGTAGTATCTATGTCTCTTACTAAGCCAAGAACAGTTGCACGACCGTGAGTATTGCTTAAAACATCTGTAGTTAAAACTCCAACACTATACAATGGCTGAGTGTTTGCATCGTTCACAAAAGCTCTAAAAGTTGGGGCGTCACCATCAGCGTCTACACCTATAAATTCAACATGTGTTCCATTTGCAAAAGTGTTAGCAGTATTATTGTAAACACGGATATAATTTTCTAAACCAACCTGAAGTGTGGAACCATCTGCTTGTGTGATGTTTAAAACATCTTCAGTGTTGTTCCAATACATCATTCTTGGTGTGGGTGTAAATCTAACACCACGCTCAAGAAACTCTATATGATCATGTGGGTTAGCATCGCCTCCCCCGGGACCAGCCATTGATACTTTTGCTAACCACTGCTCTAAGTATCGTACTCTTTTGTTAATATCAGTTATGTTGTTTGGAATGTTTGGAGCTAATGGTTGCTGAAAAGAATCGCCCTCTTCAATTTTGACTCTTTTTTTAATGTATTCTGATGCTTTGTCTATTAAAGATTTTTCATTAACAATTTCAACCTTTTTTTCAACAACTATAGGTTCTTCTATTTTTTCTTCAACTATAGATGGGAGATTAATTTTTTCTTCAACAGCTTCTTTTATTAATTCAAGTATAGGTTCTAACTTTTCTTCAACAACTGGTTCTTTTTTTTCTTCTACTAAACCACTTTCAACTAAAACTTCTTTAAGTGTTTTAAATGAATATTTTTTATCTTTGTTAAAATCTTCAATTGTAGTTTGTTGTTGTATAGGAGTCCAGCCACTCTTAGGAGTAGTAATTTCTTCTTTGTCAACAAAAGATTTAAAAACTGGTTTCATTGTTGTTACCAAGTAATATGTTATTTAGAGAGAGAACTTGTCTCAGTCGCATTATTAAATTTCTTTTTTATAAAAGTCCAAATTATTCTGCATTCTTGAATCATTAGGGCTAAGTTCAACTGCTATTTGACCATGCTCTACTGCTTCTGTGTATAAACCTAAATGAAACGCAGCAATAGCAAGATAATCATGTGGTTTAGATCCCCACACCGACGGATCCATTGTATATACTAAAGTTTTATCTTTAATATTTAAAGCTGATTTTGCAGCATTGTAGCATTCCTGCCATTCCTTTCTGCGATAACAAAGTTCTGATAACTCTACCCAAGGTTCTCTGGTATTAGGAGCTTCTTGGCAGGCACGTTGCAACCACGGTTTTCCATCCTGTTTTAATTCTTCATAAGACCTAGCTAAAATACGCATAGCATAGCACCGTTCATTTTGCCAAGTAGCTTCTGGCATTTCTAGATATCTATTAAGTGCAATAACTGCTTCAAGCCATTTATGATGAAATGTTAGTTCTCTAGCATAGTAAAATGCATTTCTAGGACATCGAGGATCTTCTTTAACAGATAGTTCTAATAAATCTAGGTACTGTCCTCTGCTTTTAGATGGATCTGGTTTATGTATAACTAACAGCATATCTGACTGTGCCCAAACTTCTTTTGTGCGTTTGTCAGGCCGAGGATATTCGTGACAAGGATGATGCCAATGGTATCCTTTTCTATGATGTATTTTTTCGTAATAAAAAACTATTCCAACCCCCCAATCAAATTTATAGCGCAATCTAGTAGTATCTTCTTTCCAAACTCTTTCAATTTCTTCCCTCCAACCAGGTTGAAGTTCTTCATCTAAATCTAAACTTATACAAACATCAACATCTGCAGGTAACAATGCAAGAGCTGTATCCCTAGCTTTGTCAAATCTCCAAGGATTAATACATATGTTATGAACAACAGCTCCACACTCTCTTGCCAGCTCAACTGTGCGGTCTGTTGATCCTGTATCAGCAATTGAAATAATATCTGCTTCTTTGCTAGACTCACAAAATCTTCTTACAAATTGTTCCTCATTTTTACTAATAGCGTACACTGCAATTTTCAATTTTGATTTATCCATGTATTTTTCAAGTAGTTCTGTAAAAAGATTTTTGTGGGTGTTAAAGTAATTATTATCAATTTGTTTTAAATCATCATTCCATATAGTTTCCCAAAGATGCATAGTATAGGAATCTTTTAAATCATTAGAGCAATCTGATTCAAAAATCCAACGTTCTTTCCAACCAAACGGCATAAAACTTTGCCGAGGTTCTAGGTGTACATTGTATTCTTTTTGGCACAGTATTTCTATAGGCAAATTTACAGCATGGTATGCCCAATTCTTGTCTACTAAATTTTCACCTGTTTTTTCTAACCAATCGCTTATGAAGGGGTGATTGGGTTCTGTGAGTATTACAGCGTTAGTAATACTTTCTGCTGAATGTATATCATCACCACCGCTTTCAAATCCCAACACACAAGAATGATTTAATAGATCACCAAATGGTTTTAGGCTTATAACATCTATATCGAGATAGATGCCACCTAACTCAATAAGTTTTTGTAATCTTAAAATATCTGCTTTGTATTGATAGCTAGTTAATTCTATCCCCATAAACTCTGTAGGAGGTTCGACGTATACTAATTCTACCAAAGACTTGATACGATCCCAATAAGGATTATTTTGGGGTTCTTGGTTATAATATAAAAATATATTATCTGGATTGTGTACAGTCTTTGCAGATTTTATAGCAAGATAATGTATATATTGAAATTCAGTGAATCCAAAAAATATGAAATGTATGTGATTAGGTATCATTAATCAGCCCACCATAGTTTTTTGTAAGCTTCCATGGCTGTTTTCACTGAAAACACATTGATATCTTTTCTTACAAAGAAAGCGTTTACTCCCTGACTCTCACAATATACAAGATCATAACCTAGTTGGTCAGCCTGTTTGGTGAGGCTAAGAATACTGGCACCAAAGTCTCTTTGCCATGTTTGCCACTGATATTTTTCATTATAGGGCATAACATATTCTTCATTAGCAGCATAGCAACCATTATATTCTATAACGTAAACTCTGGGATTATACTCTCTAAGTGCTTCTCGCAAATGGTAATCATTACCATCTACGTCTATGCTTAAAAGATCAAATTCTAAGGGTATGTTCTGTAATTCAAATTCTGATACTATATTATCTTTAGTTAGAAGTACTTGTTTAAATTTGCAGTCTTGAGGAAGGTCTGTGGTAGGTTCAGTGTCAAACCAATAAGTGTTCCAACCTTGATTTGTTAAGTGTCGTGTGTTGGTTTCTAAACCAGAGCCATGAGCTGATACTCCAAACTCCACTGCTATTTTATTGGTTGTACCTATGTATCTAAAAATCTTTTCTAATATGCCATCTTCACCGTTTTGTGAATATATCTTTTGTTCATCTTGCTGAGACAATATTTTATCGTCATAATTCCATAGTTCGTGATCGTCTTTTAATGTGCCATAACTCCACTGTGGTTTACCTTCTACTTGATTCCAGTTTACATAAGGCTCATGTTGTTTTTTATAAATTACAGTAATGTTACTGTTTAATCCATCACTAGCTACACAATTTACTTTAATATTACTTATTTCATTAAAATAAAGTTGAGCTATCCATGCAGCATTCTGAAAATCTTGAAATCTTCTTGTGTCATGAAAAATCATAACACCACCTATTGTTAAATATTTCCATGTTTCAATAGCAAACTCTCTTCTTAAATTATCAATTCCATCGACGAAAATTAAGTCAAAATTGCTATTAAAATTTGTTGTATATGGTAAAAATTCAACAGGCGTATGATTATTAATCTGAGTTAATTTTAATTTAGTTGCTTCAATCCAATAGCTGTCCGTTTCTACACTTAAAATGCTTTTAGCGCCACATTGGGAAAAGATATGTGTGCTTCCCCCAGATCCAAATTCTAAAATATTTTTAGATAATTTTCCGTAGTGTGCTAGTAGATCGGCATCTTGTAAACTCAAATCACCTATAAATTTTATATTCTGTAAATTATTAAGCATAATTTAAATTAAAAAAAGTAACATTGTAAAAGCCTTCTTGAGACTTATAACAATAGCACTTTATTTGGAGTTTTACAACTAGATTATGTTTCAGGTTTAGTAGGCCAAACGATTTCGTTAGGAAACCCTGATTGATTGGGAATGTCTCTGAGAGCCTGACGATACTGACGCCA